TTCTAAATATAGCAACATAATCCGCTTGAGGATCAATTACATTTACATCTAAACCACTTCCCGGAGGTAAAAATATTCCCGGTACTCCAATAAAATTTCCAGTAGCAGCAGATATTTTTCCAGCATTAGAAACAGTATTATCAAGAGTGTTTACTAATGCAATGCAATATTTCCATCCACCATTAAACGTGCTAATTGTGCCAGCGGGGGGAGCAGTAATCGGACCATAATTAATCCAAACAAGATTTGGATTGTCTAATGTTAATTGATATAAACCTGTTGCAAAGGTTGGTGCTGTGGCTCCAGTTTTACCTGTACGATATGCGTATTCAGTATTAGCATTGGGATCAATAATACCTATTCCTGCTAATTTATAGTTAGCATTAGCAATCCATTGAAAATCGGCAATTGGCCCAAAATTACACCACAGAAATTGATGTGCAACTGATTCATCTATAGAAGGATAACCAGGTGCATAAGAAAGAGTCCATGCTGGCCATGCAGGTTCAGTTGTACCACTTTCTGCTGGTGAGGGTACAGGAGGGTTGCCTTGGAACAAAAATTGAAATTCAGCAGGGCCATTATGACCATCAAATGCATAATCCATCTCAATGGGATAAACACCAGCAACGGGAAAATTAACTACCATACCGTCGGTAGTAGTAGTTCCTGCATTACCTAAATTGGTTCCTCCCATAATGGAATATCCACCAACGGCACTTTGGCTGTGATTATATGGGTCAGTAAGCACACCAGACACTTTAATAGCTCCACCACCAATTCCTAAAATAGCCCCATCATGATGAGCGTTTAGTGTGACTTGCCAGTTACCAGCTATAGGCACATTAATACTTCCTAAAACAGCAATGTCATAGCCGAATGTAAATGCAGGAAATGGTGTCGTCGCTCCGGTAACTTCCCCTGCTCCATTTAAAGTGTTCCATTCAATGGGAGTAAATGTAGGATTAGTTAGTGGAAATTGAAATGAATTATTAGTTGCTGACGCTGATGCTGTTCCAGTGCTTAAAGGGTAGGTACGGCTAAATGAACCATTGTTTCCTACACTTGGCCATACATAGGCATTTACGGTACCACTAATTGTGGCAGTACCATTGTTCTGTGCTTGAAATAAGCAACCATTCCCAATCACATAAGAACCAATTGCATAAGCAGTATGGGGTTGCCAAATTAAAGATGCCGCTGTTTGAATCATAGTCCAAACTATAGTACCATCATTAGTGGTCAACCCTACACTAGTTGCCCATGTGGGAGGGTTAGCTCCTGATTTACCAGCAGTGGTTATTTTTTGTAAATTACCGTTACTATCAATTACAACTCCAACTTGTGAAAATACTGTATTAGGCTGCCATGCTACCCCACCAGAGGCAACTTCAGGAGCTAAAGTAGCAGTAGGAGCAACAATTCCCCAATTTTCGACTCTTGGCCCTCTATTAACCCATTGAGCAGTTCCATCAATTGTTGTTCCTCCTAAGAAATTGTTACTCACATTGGGTACGATTGTACTCCAAATGGGTACAGTTGCGCCAGAAACACCTTGTACTATTAACTGTTGAATGTTATTATTATCATCCTCAACAAATGTACTTAATACGGGTGTTGATGCCCCTGTCCAATCCTCATTGGGTTCCCATAAATAAACTTGGTGAAGCCATTTTTTATTATCTACCCCATTACCGAAATACAAAGAGTTTCCTACCCCTTGCATATAAGTTTGACCAGCACCAGCACTTTTTGTCCAGAGTAAATCACGGGATTCTCCTACATCAAGAGAATAGAGACTATCAGGATCATCAATCATTATATGAATGTGCTCTTTTAGTTGCTGTCCTGCAAAACCATGAAAGGCATGAAACTCATAAAAAGTATTAATAGAATCCCAAGTCTCATTATCGAATATAATATTTCCCGGACGACGTGCTAATGTTAATCGGTTAGTAATTTCTACGTTTAACCCTGCGATTAACGCATCGCCACTTGGCCCATAAAATTTTTCTACTAAGCGCGTAGTGTTCGCGTCCCGCAGGGGCGAGCGATTTGTCCAAATGCCGCTTGACCATCGGCCCGTATAAATGGGAGTGAAGCGCGTTTGTTTATTTGTCTGAGCACCCGCTAATTGCAAAAGATTCGGAATTTTATCATCCCCTATGTAACAAGATAATTTGCATTACCTTTGATTCTAGCACGATGTGCTCTAGTTCTAAGTCGGTGGCACTCTTTGCAATGCCTTCCATCCGAGCAAAGATTTTCTGGTGTATATTCATGTCCTTTTGGACAATGTGTTGGTTTAGATAATTTATTTTGTCTACGTTTTTGCGACTCACTCATCTTCTTACGGCTTTCTTCCGTAATTGATTCTCTAGCCTTACTGAGACTTTCAATTAATTTGTTTTTATAAACAGAGTCTTTAAGCCGCTCTAATGCTGCAATACGAGCTTTTTCACAACGCTCTGGAGAAAATTTTCTCCCTTTGTGTGCGTTACTAATTTTCATTCGTGTTGCTAAGGAAGCTATATATCCGGGTCTACCATCACCGCCATTAGTTAAATTATATGGTTTAGTAAAACCTTTAAACAATAAAATAGTAAATTTTTCAAATAAATTTAATTCCTCTTCTTTACAGGGTATAATCTCAACATCAAAGTTATGTAAACCATACTTTCTCATCGCATTATGGAAAGGGGTTGAACTTCCTCGGTTCATGTCGCCTTTATGCACGTTGCAACGAGATTTAAAATTAACAGTCTGTCCAACATAAACGGTGTCACTAGGACTTGTAAAAATATAAATACAAGGCTCTTTCATTAGTAACTTTCCTGAATCTGTCCGGGAACCCATTGGCCTACATCAAAAGTTGTAGTAACTGGTGACAATCCCATAGTTACCTGTTGAGGGTTTGGCCCCCACAGAAGCTCGCCCCGTTCCGAATAAACTGTGCATAAATAGTAGCTATTAGGTGGGTCTAGAATATTGTTAGCATATACACTATAGGCTGGTGAGGCTACTATATTACCATTTGCATCTAAAGGAATTTTAAAGGTAATCCCTTGGCAAACTTCTGCATTTACTACTGGACTCAATACTGCTGGACTTAAATTAGAATAAAGATACGGTGTCTGATTATCGCTCTGTGTAAGGGTCATCACCAGTGTTCCGAAAGCCACAAGGTTCTGGAGTGAGTCTTGCCAGCTTCCACCTATAAGTTGAATAAGTCCATCCATAATTAACTCGTTACTAAAAGTACCTTAGGGCCAAGTACAAGTTGTCCTGCTTCTGAAAATGCTTGTAGAATATAATATGACCCATTAGGTTTTAATTGATCATTGGGTCTAATTTGTGGGGAACCTGTTACCATCCCATTAGAATCTAATTGTATAGTTGTATGGTTATTTCCAGTAATTTGATAATCAGCGCATGGACAATTACAATCAAAAACTAGGCGTAAAGCTAAATATCCGTTGCTCAATGCTTTTCCTGTAGCATCGTAAAACGGCCCATTAATTGGAAAATCAACTAGAAAACAAGTAAAATCACTTATAAAAATACGACAAGAAGCAGTAGCTACATTTGGAGGAGAAGCAGAATCTACTACTTGTGCAGTATAAGGGTAATTTCCGGGTCTAGAAGGAATACCACTAATAAGCCCTGTACTAGAGTTTAACGATAATCCGGGAGGCAAAATTCCATCAATAATTGAGAAAAAATATGGAGTAGTTCCACCTGATGCAATTAAATATGATGAATAAGCTTCATCAAGGGCACCTTCTCCAGATGCACAACGAAGGGATATAGGTGGTGGTAAGGTCAACCCATTTAAATCAGTTGGAACAGTTCCACCATCAACCCCTAAATAAGCATCAGGTGCTTGATAATAAGTAATATTTCCACTACCATCTCTAAGGAAACCAATTTCAGGTACATTAGGATTAGTAGGGTCATAAGTTCCACCACTAACTAATTGTGTAATTGGAGTGTTTAAATACCCATGTTGATATAAAGCAGCGTCAAAATACCATCCAATTGCAGTATTAGCGTGGGTATTAATGCTAAGTTGACCGTAGTTTGAACCTGTGTCAAATATATCGAAAGACCCATCTGGATGACGAACAAAATAATGAATTCCGGGAGCAACTTCATTAGTAAAAATTCCGGCCATATTCCCATCATCATCAAGGCTGCGCCGATTAACTGAAGTTCCGTGTCCAAAAATTTGTTCTGAACCGGGAGCATCTACCGTTGTAATTGTACCGTCTGTTGCTCGTAAAAACCCATGGGACACATCATCACCATCAAGATAGTCTCCAGAAATTACCCCACTATTATTTATACAAGTGCTACCAAGTGAACCTAACCCAATATCAGGTATAGAATATGTTTCAAAGGTGCCGTCTGCATGTCGAATAAACCCATTATTCCAACTTGTTCCGTCATAAAAATTTCCAGCAACATCCCCATTGTTATTTATACTATAGGCGTATGTAGATTGGTCTGCTGCTCCCGGAGCATCAAATAGTATAAATGTACCATCAATATTTCGTATAAATCCTTGAGCCATAATTATCCTAGTGTATCTACATAACCAACAACTACTCCACTATCATTAATCCAAGTTGGAACAGTATCAGTAACATCTGGAACATCAAAAGATAAAATTGTCCCGTCACTATAGCGAATGAAGCCATGTTGTGAACCTCCAACCCCATCCCAAGACCCTGTAATAACTCCATTAATATTAATAATTGCAGGGAATGTATCATCTGCCTCTGGAACATCAAATTCAGTTATTGCCATTATAACCCTCTCATCTGATCGCCTTGTTGTAATCTGTTGGCACTCTGTACAGGTTGACCAGTGATCATTTGCCAGTTTCCTAGGAAAATATTTTTCTCAGTTTCACTTAAACCTTCGCTTACGGATAGTAATTGAGAGACAAATTTTTGATTTGCTAATCCAAACCGAGGATCATCTGCAAATAGCCATGCTAAGGATAAAAATCCCCATTGATAAAGACGACTATATTCATCAGGAATGGGTGCCCACGTTTGAGACAATTTGATAAATAATGGAGGTTTCTGTTGCATAGTAATTGCAACTGGATATGCTTGATCAGGAACTGGCATTAAACGAATTGTAATGTTCCCTAAACCATCATCCCCTTGTGCAGAAACGAATCTAGGACGTGAGGAAGTAGAATCTAATCCAGAGCAAATCTTTGACTCCATTTCAAACCATTTAGGAGTATTATTAATTGTATCTTGTACAGAGGAAGTTTCAATCCAGTTAAAATTATAGTTTGTAGAAACTGGTGTGTTAATAGAACCTAAATTAGTCCATGTTACAGACCCATCATTAGTTATGTTGCCTACTGAATTCCATGTTGGTATAGTTGATCCTGTAGTTCCAGCAACAGTAACACTTTGGCAATTTCCACTACTATCAACAGTTACTGCTCCTAAAGGCAGAATAAAGTTAGCTTGCCAATTAAAGACAAAATAATCTTGTTGTCCCGGTGTAGTTATAAAACCAGTTACTAAACGGTTCCATCTCCAACTAAAAGGAGGGCCAACTATTGTCTGCAAAATAATATTGGCATTAGATATAGCTGGCTCTAGGTAACCACCAAGAGCTATAGGTCGTCTAAAATTAAAACGTTTGCTCCACTCAATTGTATTTAACAAGCTAATTGTACTAGTTGATGCCATTAGATTCCTTTAAAATGTTCAAATCTAAAACCAACATTTCTACTCATAAGTCCTTTAAAATCAACCTAATAGGGGCCAAAAGGAAAATCAGGCCGAATTACATTCACGAAACCGGGGTCCATCACAGAGGCACTTCCGGGCGCAAATCCGTAATCGTCTTTCTCACGGCTCCCTTGCGATACAGCATTATCTAGATTCTGCATCCATCGTTTATACTCATCAGGATATTTAGCACGAACTTTAGGGTCAGGATTTCGTCTATAACATTCACAAAAGAATCCTTCTTTAAAATAATCTTCCCAATCATCAGGAATAGGTTCAATATAATCTTGTAGGGATTTTAGAGTAGGTATGCGTAATTGACCAATAGGATATACTAGCCATACAATACCGCTCTGCGGAGGTAACGGGTTAAGCCTCATTCCTTGCCCAAAGGGATTAATTGCTGTCCATACAGCAGTTCCATCGGTTACTGTAGTAGCTATAATGTTCGGATTATTATATGTAGGATAAACTGGATTCGTTGGCCAAATAGGTTGTGTAGACCCACATGTACCAAATCCTGTAAGAACCCATAGGTTCCCATTAGGGTCAGTAATACATGTAGTAGCATTAATAACTGATTGAATTAATCCAATGGGATTTGTGTAAATTACTCCGGGGCCGGGGTTTTGTAATCCGGTAAAATTAGGGCCAATAATAGTAGTTTGTCCGCTAGGGAATCCAGCAGTTGGGCCTAATGGTGGTTGTCCCCATGTTCCAGTTTGGCACTGGTTATTCTGAATCCAGCAGATTTTATCTAGATAACCTGTTTGCATATAGGTGATATCTAGGTCTTTACGGACTTCCATTGGAATCTTCTGCTTAGGAATAGAGGTTTGATTAATATTTGCCCCAAAACAATTCTCTAACCAACCTAATTGAACCAATCCGGGGATAAAATAATCTTGCTGAAAACTAATAGTATAAAAGGGCGGGACAAGAAAACGATTCCATTTCCAATTGAATGGTTGTGCTCGTGATCCTCCTAGAAGCATGGATTTCATCACAGTATTGGCTATTGAAATAGCCGGATTATCTGAATAACCACCTGTCGCTAAAGCAGGGGCTACATCCCCTAATGTAGATGCATCGTCAACTATCGCCTTGAGTTGCACAGTACTGTTACCCATTTAGTTACCCCCTAACATGTGAGGTTTTCTCATTTTCTCTTTTACCCCATCAGACCAAGGAATTCCTTTATTCCAAGGCGTTAAACCTTGCCTATATTTATTTCCCTTTTGTCGTTCACTAGCTGCTTGTTTCCACTCTTCTGTATGTTTGTACCCAAGATTAGGAAGTGGTTCAAAATGAAATTCTGTGGGTGTCGCATTCAAAACAATATAGTCAATAGCTGATTGCAATCTTTCGATGTCCTCATCAGCCAACCCAATAAAGGAATTACATTTCCCACATAATAAACCACGTACAAATTTAGAACTATGATCATGATCTACGTGTGGGCCTTGTTTAGTACCTTCTAAGCCAAATGGTTTCTTACAAATAGCACAACAATTATTCTGCGAAACAAGCATTCCCTGATATTGTTCAGCCGTTAATCCATAGACTCGTCGTAGTTTCCACGTTCTATTAATAAGTGGGCGTTTTTCTTTGTTGGCATCTAGCCACTTTTGCTTGCTTTCATGGGATGGTTGGCTCATATTTCCTTAATAATAACTTTGAATATCAGTTGGAGTTTTAAAAGTCACAATAGTTCCACAAACAGTACCTCCCCATGGATTATAGGGTGGATCACCTACATAAGGTTGATAAGGTGGCCAACTAGGTGTTGGTTGGGTTGGTGGATAAATGGGGTAAGGAAGAGTAATCACTTCCTTACCACAATGTTTACATTTCTTACAATGGTCGCATACTTCGCAATGATCACATGCTCCACAATTTTTACAAGGTTCGCTCATAATCTCCTATCTAATGTTTGTATAACGCATAGTTTGACGATAGAATTTTCCGTTATCGCCCCATTTAAAAGCGATACTTCCACTAGTCACATTTCGAGTCTGAAACTGAGTAGCTGCCTGATATTCTGCATAGGCACCAAGATAACCTTCTTTAGTTTCAAAATCTTCCTCAATAGGCGGCTTCCAAGTCTTATGGCAACGTAGACAACTTACCCACATATCACCATTAGAAAAAATATGCTTCATAACAGCATACTGATTATCATCTCCTTGGCCTGCAACGACTCCCATTGCACCGTTTCCACCTTTATGATGATTACAACGAGTTTGTACAAGTTTATCGTTACGATTCAATTGTGCAATCGTTTTACCATTAATTCTAGCACGTTCTCCTTTATCACTACGTTTAGAAGCACGTTCATTAACTTGATCTTGTAAATCAGCAAGTTGCAAAGATTTTAATTGTGCTTCTAATCTACGAGATTCTAGTTCAAGTTTTGCCATTTCAGCATTGTATTCCTCTTGCGTTGGCAAAGGTGTTAATGTTTTGATTGTATTAGCAGCCTTCAAAGGTGCTGGTGTACCCTCTTTTGTTTGTTCAATATTACTCATAATTTTTGTTCCTCCTTTATACTACAAACTGCATATCTAAATATTGTGCAGCCCGTCTTAATATGTCTGGATTATCTTTTGCTTCCCCTAACATAATATTACAATTTTTACACAAAATTCCTCTAACTAAATTAGTTTCATGATCGTGATCAATATGCCAATTATTACAATTAGGAACTTCTGTCTTACAAATAGCACAACATTTTCCTTGTATTTCAAACATTTTTTCAAACACTGCTTGATTTATTCCATACAATCGTTTTAACCGAGACTCTCTGTTGTTAGCCTTCCATTCCTTAGTATAGATTCTTAATGGGTTTCTTGTAGCATCTATACGTTTACAACAGTCTTTACACCAACTTCCTATTCCAGATGGGTTTCGTTTATTCTTATAATAATTATTTATAGAAACATTGGTTCCACATTTAGAACAAATTTTAAATCTATTAATTACTCTATTTATTTTGCCCATTAAATAACCTTTACTTTTCGGTTTCTAAATTCATAGAGAGTTTTATTATACCGTTTAGATGCTGGCCCAACGGCTTTACCAAATTCTTTTTCAACTTGTTCTTCGGTAAGAATGCCTTTCAATTGAATTTGAAGTAACGGGGTTCTCCAGCCACGATATCTTTCATCCAAAGGTATATCGTGTTCATCAAATCTCATTACAGTAAATTCAGTTGTAAATCCGGCTTGTAGCCAACAAACATATTCTCCCTCTGTTAAACCAAATCCTTTTTTATCCAAAATTAGTTTATAACGGTCTTTCATAGGGTGTTCTGCGTACCACCCTTTAAATCCACAGTTTTTTAACTTTTGAAGGAACACAGTACTGTGCATTATTCTTCCAATGCGTGGCTCTATATCGCCATACTCTTCTTTAGTAACCCACCGATATTGAGCAGCTACAGCATTTGAAAGTTCTCTCTCTCTAGCTAAAGTTTCTTCTGCCTCTTGGCTAGATTTATGATGCATTCGTTCTTCATATCTGGCAATTTGGTCGGCTAATTCTGGAGATATTTTAGTCTCCATCTCACTTGAAAAACTTTCCCAAGGAGGAATCTCAGATTTTCTTGTTCCCTGTAATTGTGCTATTTCTTGTGGTGATAATTCCATGTCTCCTCTTAAATTGGGCTAGTTGGGGGTGTATCTCACTTTTGGTTTGAGGATACACTCAGAGATTACCCCCTCAAGCTATAACGCCTATAATCAACGGGGATCAGCCGCGAATACAAACGTGCTATCATCAATCTGGCCAAGACTTTCAGATAGCTAGGTTATGCGTATTTAATACGCTTGGTATAATCCGATACCGTGCATACCTATATGCAGCCTAAATGTTACTTTACGAAGGGCTTGGTTTTCTTCGTTTTCTTAGTCTTTTTCTTAGCTTTCATTTTCTATATTCCTTTCTGCAACTTCTCAAATTGCCTAATTTGCCATTCTAGTGGCATGAGATTCAATTATGTACTAATGCCTTCTTCATCCATCTCGCTTAACGCAACGAAAAGAGCATCTGCTTGATCTTGTAGGGCATTAATTCTGCGTTGTAATACTCTATTGCGTCTACCGAGAATCAAATTAGTTTCTCGTAGCTCCTCTACTTGCTGTGATAATACAAGATTAGAGCGTCTAAGGGCCATAAGCTCCTGTCCCATCTCCTGTACATTGAGGGTCATTTCCACACAAGTGGCACAGGTAAATGGTGCTACTAAATTTTTATCCGTTAGTAAGATTCCTGATTGCATATTATCCTCCATTCATATCAGTAAAAAATTGTTTAGGAAGTGCTTCGATTGGTACAACCGGAAATACTACCTTATTACTACTACAGTTAGAGCCGTGTAATCGAGCAACCATCATTTGATCAGCTTGAATAGAAAGGGTGTTTTTATCTGCTCTAGCTTTTTCTTGAAAGAACAAATCCTCACCATAACTACCATTTTTAGTATCTTCTTTAAATCTATTAGCTTCCCAATATTTTCTAGTAAAACATAAAGAGGTTCCTAATGAATAATCAGTCGTTCCTGTATATTTACTGGCCCTATTCTTAAGCATATCCCAAAAGTACATACTATTATAACCACTAATGCTTTTTTGATTCTGTATTAATCTGTTTACTTGATCAGTAATTCTAGTAGTAGCACTCCAATCATCACTGTCCCATCTAATTAGAATGTCTCCCTTTGCAAGTTCACATGCTCTATTTAATTTTGCTCCGATTGTCAACGGCTCCTCATAGACAATAATTAGTTCCTTTTCTGGCCAATCTTGCTGTATAAAGCATTGACCAGCTAAAGCCATTAAAGGTTCTCTACCGACTGTTGTTGGCATTATTGCAGATACTAGCATTGTATTCTACATCGTTAAAATATATACGTGAAAGAGTTTTCAATCTCTCCGAATCATTTAAAGTGTCTCTAACCTGTTGTACTCTTTGTTCAAGGGTTCCTGTTGGTCTTATATTAGTAGGTCTATGATAACCCCACCAACCACAATGATATGCTCTAACAGGTACTGACCATACTACAGGTACTGGATTTTGTAACATTACTCGTTGTAACAGGCCATCTTGTTCACTAAATGCTGCTGATCCTTTAAACCATGGGAATGTCTTTGTGACATAGTTAGGCATATTAGAAAAATAATCATGATTTACATGCGGAAGAATCTTCTCTAAAGTTTTTCTAGGATATCCAACTCCCCATGATACTAAATCTTCACTACAAGTAGTAAAACAGTCTACAGCGTTTTTAGGTACAGTGGTACGAAAATTCTTAGCTCCAATTACAGCAAACCATTCTTGAGATTTTTGAAACTGCTTATATTGCCATGCAAAAAAATCATGGGAAACCATAATATCATCTTCTACCTCAAAAACATGTTCACAACCATCATTATAAGCATCGGCATAAGCTGTTAAAACATTGTAACTATTGCCCTCATAGCTGTGTGGCTCTCTAATTTTTAATTTTAAATTAGGAGCATAAAATTTATCAACAACCTGTTTAATTTCCTCAATCGGAGCTAATCCGTTTGCATATGTATGATTATCCACACAAACCTGTACATCTAATTCTGCAACTGCTGCTTGAGAATAGATATGCTCTAAACATACTTGCAACAGTTCAGGTCTACGATAGGTAGGTACAATTACTCGGTCACGCATGGTTTATATAGAACCCCGGAATTAGACGGTTCCCCTTTCGTCTGTGGGATTTCAATGGCCCCCATGTTATCTTTAAAATTTTGAAAAACACCGTATAAACCGGGATATGAAAGATGTCGAATATCATCCATTACTAATATTCCACCTTCTTTTAAATGTGACCAAGCGTTAATTAAATCTATCTTTGCCGCTTTCGGAGTATGATCGCCGTCTACCAAAATTAGATCATATAAATCATATTCAGGTAATGAAGTGATAGTTATCTTACTATCACCGTCTAAAAAGTGAACAACTCCCTCATAAGCTAAATTATCTAATAATTTGTCAATATGTTCATGGCCATTTAACTCATGATCACAATATGCAGGGTTCCAAATATCTGCTAAAGTAATGCGTTTAGGGGAACAAAAAGTAAGAACAGTAGTAAGAGAACCACCACCATCTACTCCAATCTCTAAATAACTTTCTGGTTTCAGTTGGTTACAAACATCACGAAGGGCATCATGTAAATCATACCCTTCTCCAGTAGTACATGTATAATAGTTAACTTTTCTCATACCCTTTTAAACTCCATCAAAGGTTGACCAAGGCTTATAGATGCCCCACAAATTGTATTTTTCATATGTTGAGCGGTTTTAAGAACCCAAAGACGAAACTCGGTATATCCCATAGTTCTCTTGGCATAATTACATATCTTACAACAAGGAACTACATTACCAAGAATATAACCTTTCGAGTTATCCATCCTGTCTATTCCATTATATAATCTCCATTGAGTGTATCCTTGATTTGATATCTCTTGCAAAGGTTCAAGTCCGCAATAGTGACATGTAGACGAGGTTAATCTTTTAAAAATATCAAAATCAATATCAAACTCTCGTTTAACTTTTGAGGCTACCCTTTTATAACGATTATAAAGTTGTCTAGCAGCAGAATCTGGGGAATAAATTTTATTTGAATAAAGCTTTCTATTTTCATCTTGAAAACATCCACAACTTTTTACTTCTCCACTTCTAAGAGCACTAATATAAGCAATTTTTGGTTTTCCACATATACACTGACATTCCCACAAATAACCTCTCCTCGTTTTACTCGCAATCCCAATAGGTTTAATAGCCGTTAAACGTCCAAATACTTGACCACTAATATCTAACATTTTTCCCATTATATCCGCCCATTTAATCTAATTTTAGCCAATTCTTCTAGTGGATATATGTGTTTACGAAGAATTACTTTAATGTCATTACATTCTCTAGTTGAGGATTCAAGAAACCACCAATAATTGTAATCAGGTCCATAGTAATAAGAACCAAACGACCCCCAACAGTCTCCTGCACAATTTGGTGAAAAATAGTTTAAAGTCTCATGATGAAATGCTCTATTATGTTGAGGATCGCGCCATGTATAATGATTGTCATAAGCTGGTAATCGTAGAGTTAATTTGCCTCCCAACTTAAGAACTCTCCAACATTCTGCCAACCAGTCTTGAATTGGAACAATCCACGGTCTAAGGTGTTCAAAAACATCAATGGCAAGTAGTTCTCCACAACTCTCATTCTCAAGTGGCCACGGTAACTTTTCCAAATCAAACGTCAAATCAATATAAGACGAATGCTTCCAACTATCGTGATGCTGATATCCGGGTGTTGGCTTTGCCCCACAACCTAATTCAATTTGCACAATTCCTCCAAATTGCTAGAAAACTGTTTTACCTCATTATCAAAAAACTGTCTTGCTTGTTCACCAATAGTTACACACTCATTTATATTTAATGAAAGTGCTTTATTTACTGCACAGTAAATATCATCTGCCGATACTAATTGCAGAGTTCCGAAATTGTAATTCTTTTGACCTATTGCTGGAACTAAAATAGGTGCTGGCCACTCATTCATCGGAGGGGCATCAGTGGTAATTACCACAGCTTTGACTCCAAAAGCCTCATGTAGAGCATGTCCAAATCCCTCATAAGCAGAGGGCAATAAATGAAACTGACAACTACTCATTAATGTTTTAAGTGCTCCATCGTCTAACCTAAAGAAATGCTGTATATTAGGGATTCCAATAGGTTGATAATGTTGACCAACAATCACTAATGGTACTTGTGGGGTATATTTTGTCCAACAGTCAATAACTGCTTGTGTGTTTTTAAATTGACTTTTGCCGGAAATGTGCAAAAAACGTCTATCTTTTTCTAAAGCTGGCATATATAAATCTCTTGATTTCCAGCCTAAAAATGAAACTTTGTCACTTCCTAATTGCGTAAAGATTCTTTGTGTATCTTTCGTTTTAGCAAGTATCTTATCAAATTTATGGAGATATTCTCTCTGAAAGAACCATTCAGGATTAGGAATGAACCATTGTTGTTTGGCCAGTGTAAATAGGTGAGGATTGATTAATTCTAAAAAAATATTAACATCTGCTCCACTAATGCTGCCAGTAGAGTGAGTATACTGAACTCCTGCTACAGTATGTCCCAACCTTTCCAACTCAACACGTAATAGCCTATAATCTTGTTCTAGTCCTACTCCATTAACTATGTTTGAGATTATATTAAAAACCATTTTTCCTCTATGGGCAAGTACAAGTTCCATCAGATGCTACAACACTAGTACAAGTCTTTAACACAAAGCTATTATTAAGACAAAGTGCTGCTCCCGTTGGTAATGCTGCTGATGGCATTTGAAATAAGATAAACCCATTGAATGTTGCCTGATTAGGCCCAAAAATATAGGCAATATTTGAGTTTACAGCAGGATTCACTGTATTTCCTGTTAACCCAATTTGACCTGCATGTGTACCATCAGAGGGTACAATAATACCTGAATTAAAAGTCGCTAATCCAGCCTGTGTTACATTAAAATTTGTTGAGGTTAAATTAAGTAAACTTCCATTTAAATCAAACAATATACCAGAAGTAGCAGCATATTGTGTTGCACCATTCTTATTGTAGAGTGTTTGTCCTATAGAACCAGATGGTAATCCTGAACTACTTGAAGGCAATGCGTACCATTGAAATTGCCCTGTACCACTATCACTACAGATGTATCCTGTATTATTTACTCTATCGAGTCCTAATTCCGGGCCGGGACAATTTCCTGAAAGTGGCCCCCTATTAATTAAACCAAATTGAGCAAAGGATGTTCCTAAGAACATAATATAGAATAAAAGTGTCAATAATAGTTTCTTCATAGTTTCCTAAAGAGAAAATAATGGCATACCGTATAGTATGCCATCATAGTTTACAGAACAACCTTAACATTAATTTCACTCCAAATTTTCTCGTAAGGCCATCCAAAGTTAGGTACATCACCAAGAGTATTAGCAAATGTAGGATAAGAAACTTCAATTACTGTCTTTCCAACAGCGTGTGCAGTAACTAATCCAGAACTATTAACTGATGCCACACTAGGATTTTGACTCCAGTATGTTAAAGCAATAGCAGGACTTGCAACCTCTACATTTCCAGCCATATCTTCAGCTTGTGCTGAAATCTGGTATGTGGTTGAATCTGGTGATGTGGCACTTAATGATAGCTCCTGAACATGATAACCATTACCATTAAAGGCACTGGTAATCACAACCTGTGCAGCTACCCCTAAGCCTGTAGTAGAATTAAAAGCCATATGTTTCCTTTCTTTTAACTAACCAATGATTTGGCTAATGTATAAATCTCCTCTAATCTTTTTGATATAATATGTTGTGGGACTTCTTTTCCCCACGACCTTCGCATATTTGTCTCCATCCAAGAACGCAGACTAAATTTAGATTTGCTAAGTTGACAAGATAATTGTTTACTTTCATTATTATTTGAGCAACAAGGAACTAAGTTCCCTGGTACATGCCCTAAAGTAGAATCTATCCTATCGAGTCCCCAAACTTTACCTTCTGGTGGAATTTTTCCACAATAGGCACAGTTTCTAGGAACCCCTTTGTCTAAATAATAGTGAATAGCTTCTGTGGGATTATCAAATCCAAACTCACGCTTTTCAATTTTGTCGTTCCAGCGCATACCTAAGTACCGTTTTCTGATACTTTTGTAGTAGCCATTAGACATGTTTTTGGCGCGAGAAGTAAATTCAAATCCTTCACGTAGATAACCTTTTAGTTCTCCACGCTTTCTCCACTCTGCTGCCCAATCTTCAATGGTACCAATACATATACCAGTTCGTTCACTAATTTCTTTCTGGCTTCTATTGGCTTTTAATGACTCTAAGATATCTTGCTTAATCTTATCTGAGTGTGCTTTCATATTTATATTATACCATAAAATTAAAGAAAGGGGTAATTTCTTACCCCTAGGTTTAGGGTTAGTTACGAGATTGCTGATGCAGCATCTATCTCTCGTATACGAATTGTGGTGTCTGGGCCAAGACTAGTAGTAAAATGTACCCTGTAGCTTGTCCAGCCCGGAATGAGTCCTTCAGGATCAGCAACGCTAGGCTCTGCATTCTGTACAATATTGCACTTAATGTTCTGCCATTCACCGTCACCAAACTCTGTGTCACCCTGATATCCAAGTTTAATACTAAAGATACCATCACGTCCAAAAATGTAGGTACGCAGAGCAGTTAAGCCTGTGACACCTTTATAATTTGGAGTCTGAGTAACTTGGTTAGTCTGGAAGAAGTGAACACCACTGGATGGGAACTCAATCATTTCTGTTAAGTCCACCGAAACCAAATCTTCCATACGGGCAAGACCGACAGGTGTATGCTTCAAAATATCAATAGGAGAGTTATTCGTTGTATCGGCTAAAACGTCACCGATAGAAAACGGATGAATCACTCCGCAGAATGATTTAGAAGCTTCGTCAAAAGGACGAACACTACGACCAGCTAGACTCTGAACACTATTACGAATCTGGTTAAGACTCAAAGTAGTGAAAGTAGTTAATGAACTAGCAGCCAATGAAGTTAATACACTAGAGTCAATGGCGTTTGCACCATCAGCAGTTGCACGAACTAGACCACTCAGCGACTCACCAAGACGATAACTCATCTCACGAGCCACATTTTCTACAGTATTATCAATAGCAGTTGCTAGAGACAAACTAGAGAAGTTAGCATAATCTGCGTATTCCAAATTTTGTTACTGAATTATTCAGGATGAATCATTTCTGTTCATCTCATACAGTTTCTTTTTCTGTATGTTCGGACTATTGCATCACATTTCTGTGTTTACTCGCTTAGTCTCTCAGGCTGCTTTCGCTTGCCCCTCGTTGCCATTTCAGGGTTCGAGTCAATCAGAGTAAATTTTACATCAGCAAATATTTAGATACCGATGGTTGCAGTTGTAGTTAATACCGACACTGGAATACCAGCGCCGACTGTACCTTCCGCAACCTGACTGGTATTAGCAGCCAGAGGCACATACATGAACATTTCATATTGATTGCCGCTCTTAGTTGGAAGGTCGAGACGTTCCGAGCAAGCGACAAAAGGTGTTTGTATTTATGTTTAGACTATCTGTGTCACCACAGAAGCACGCTTACAGTCACCTGTAAGATCAGACTCTCTCTTTTTACCATTTAATTCAGAACACGTAAACCACATTCGTTTACGTTTTTCAGGATCAGGAGTTCCACATAGTCTTACAAAATCCAAGACAATTTTAGATTGTTTTCGTTTCGTAATTAAATATGGAAGAATAGATAAAAGAAATTTTTCTTTTCCTTTATTATCCTTTATATCCCATTCATACATTGGTAAAATTCCATTATGTGGTGGACGCTTTCGAGTAAAGCCCCCATAAGTATTAAATAAATCCACAATAACAGGTTCAAAAGTACAGCCAAGAGAAACACAGGCTCTATAATAAAAACCGTTTCCACCACTAGCTTTACTTTGTTTCACTCTAATAATGTATGAACTTCCTTCTCCATCAAACATTCCTGCAAGGTATGCTTGATGAAGGTTTCTTTTTAATGATAAATTTGACGTATTAGTCGTTACGGATAAATTCTGATTTAATTTTGAAACCCTTTGGTATAAAGCTTCTCTTTTTTCTTTATTCTGAACACCGTTCATCTCAAAATATTCTTTCAAGATAAATGCTTGTTCTTTTTTCAACCAAAGGTATGACAAAATTTTATCAAGGAAACGAGATGCATGTTTGTCACTTGTAAACTTCCACCTATAATAACGTTTCCAGATTGGGTTGTCCCAATCTGTTTTATTAAAGGTTCCACCAAATGTACTTACTAACCATTTGACCGTTTCAAAGTGTGTGGTGCGTATCATCACTGTTGGATCATAACTTACATAACCCAAATCATTAGTAGATTTAGAAATATACAAACTTCCATCAGCGTCAATAAGCCCTGCCACATATGCTAGTCTTGTTTCTTTCAAATTTCTTTCCTCGGTATTTTCTGATTTACTAAACTAAAGACGCTATTTTTACATAACCACAAGCTATATTATCGTAAGCCCCTGATTTAATTTTTATAAATTCCCCATCTAAATCCTTTAAAAGGGAAAATTTATCATAAATCAAATCATTTTCAATTTCTAATTCAGCGGTTACAATAACTTTAGTTGTCTTAGGTTTCTTCACATTATCCTCCGATAATGCTATTATACCAGATGTTCACCGATTTAGTCAAATTTTAAAAGACCCAAACAAGTTGTTTAATTTCAACAACTTACTAAGCCTTCAAGTTCTCACGGAACTTTTTGTCATAATACTTCACAGTGGACTGAGGTAAGTTCGCCTGTGCATTTGAGGACGGAGTATAAGTAGGCATATCCTTCTTATTCCCTTAGCATGTCATCAAACTCTCCCCCAAGCTGATTCTTGACAGTACTTCCTTTTTGGCATCAATTACTGGTTCTAATAATCCGATTAGAATCTTCATTGGTACAGTTAGGATTCAACTGTACTTTACCGCAGCCATTGTTTGGG